ACACAAGTAGGTGGTAAAGTTATTGGTCGCGGTGGTTTTGGTTGTGTGTTTAGACCACCATTAAAATGTGTTGGAAAACGACAACTTGATAACAAGTGGGTTAGCAAGGTTCTTAAAAGTAAATATGCGAGAGAAGAATATAGAGAATATTCAAAAATAAATGCGATTGACCCCAGTTTTGAATTTCATTTAAAAATTAAAATACCTTGTACTCCTGATTTAACTGATATTTCAACATTAAATCAAATACGAGATGCTACAGAAGATAAATGTAAATCCATATTTAATGTTCCAATCATGGATATTGATAAGAAGTATAAATGTATACAAATTGAAGATGGAGGTATGTCTTTATACGATTTTATGAGAAAAGAATTTGATATAGAGTCAAATGAACAATTTCTTGCGTGTATGAAAGGTTATTTAAATGTATTAAAGGGGTTACGTGAAATATCAAAGGCGGGTTATATGCATGCGGATATTAAACAAGATAATATATTAATTAATTCAGATTTAAAAATGAATATAACAGATTTTGGGTTAATGACAAAAATAACAGAACTCGTTATATATATAAAATCGCGTATTTACTTTATTTATCCAGCTGATATAATATTTTTATCACAAATAGATTGTGAAGATGATTATATAGATGCTGATGTCGAATTTGAAACGATCTCTGAAGAGCGAAATTTTGAAAGGTATACAGAATACGTAAGATATATTAAAGGTAAGTTGGAACGTATGGAAACACACACCATTCAAATGTTATATACAAATATATTTGGAGATGAAAATTCATTCTTTGAAATGATTGATTATTATATGTCTCGCGAATTCTATGATAAATTTATATTAGGAAAACGTGAAGATGGTTCGGTTGATGAAAAATCTTATACAAACTATATATCCAAAATTTTATACACAATGGATTCATATGCATTCGGGTTAGTATTAGGTTTATACTATGTTGATATATATGAAGAGTATGTTCCACCATATGTAAACGGATTAGACGGTCTTATAATAGAAGACACAGACGATCCTGAAATATTAGACTTAAACGCACAAAGGTTGTTTGGTTATATAATAAAAAAACTTACGGATACTTTAGATAAAAGATTATTATTAGGTGAAATACAACCATACTTTGAACGTGTAGTAGAAATTGCTGAGAGATTAAGTGATAATTTATAATAATATATATAATGTCATCAAGTTCTCGAACAATGTCAATGAGTTCTCCTTCTCTCACAACAACTGTGTCAGTTGAAGCACCCAGAAGAACATCGTCACGTCGTTCATCATCTCGCGGTTCAATCAAATCACGACGCTCATCATCTCGCGGTTCAATCAAATCACGACGCTCATCTTCTCGTGGTTCAATCAAATCACGACGCTCATCATCTCGTGGTTCAATCAAATCACGTCGCTCATCATCTCGTGGTTCAATCAAATCACGTCGCTCATCATCTCGTCGTCGTCCTCGTTTTTCAACATCATCTACACGGTCTCGTGGTTCTCTCGGAGATTTACTTCGTCTTTTCCCATCTGAATAAATTCGTTAGAAGGTTTATTTTCATTTACAAATAATTCATAAGCACATATGAGTTATTTTATTGTTTCAAATATATCCGACCTTGATTTTGTATCATACTTAGGAGTTGCCGATAAACTTGTTCCATATAAAAAGCAAAATGGCCGTCGTGTTCCAATTGTTATTCAAGTCCCATTTATTTCGACAATGTCTATTGAAAAAGATGAAAATAAATTAAAAATAACTAAGGAAAAAATTAAACAATATACATATCATACAGAAGAACATACAAAATTCATTAACTTAATTGAAAATTTACAAGATGTTCAATCATTTGACCATTCACAATTTATTTTAGGAAATGGACTTAAAATTAAAGGAGATGTTTCGACAATAAATGATATATTTAGTGAAAATAATCATTTTAATTTGAAAATGTTTGTAGTAGTTCGAGAAATTAAATATCAAAAAGTAATTTTAGAAGTTAGACATATAGAAGCTATAGGCGAAGTTGTAAATATGAATATTGAGATAGATGAAGACAGTGATGGAGAGACTGATGGAGAAACAGATTTTGAAGCAGATGGAGAAAGTGAAATCGAGAGAAATGAAAATGAAAGTTCAATTCAAGAATATTCTTTCAAAGATGATGAAATCGAAGATAGTGAAACACAAATTTCTCTCAACGATAAAAGAACAACAATCAAAAATTTATATATGGAGACTTTGGAAAAGGCCAAAAAGGCCCAAGAATTGGCTCAAATATATTTTAATGAATGTGAGAGACTTCGAGAGATGTATTATGAACTTGGTTCTTAAAATATTTTATTCTCTTTTGTATATAAACGATGAAATTGGGTAAAATGTTAAAGAAATTAGAAGCATCTCATCTCGTAATGGTTGTCGCCGTATTAGCTCTTGCATATGCCGTATATAACTACTCCATGCGCAAAGGTTCCCGTAAATCAGCTATGGCTACACAAAAGAAATCGGACGAACACGTCGCATCTCTTCCAGTTCCAAGTGACGGACCCGTTGCTGGCGAAAGTGGACCTGCCCCTGCTTCCGGTGTAAAAACATCCACACCTGGTCTGCCAAAGGCGTGCTCACCCCACGAGGTAGTCGACCCAGCTCACTTATTACCCAAGGATAACAACAGTGAATGGGCGTCTCTCAACCCAATGGGAGCAGGAGACATCCAAGGTGTAAATCTGCTTCAAGCAGGACACCACATCGGTTTAGACACTGTATCCAGTTCTCTCCGTAACGCCAACTTACAACTTCGTTCAGAACCAGCCAACCCACAAATGGAAGTCAGCCCATGGATGCAAAGCACAATTGAACCAGATAGCAACCGCCGCCCTCTTGAAATAGGCAGTGGTATGTAAATTTCTCTCGACTTATTGTAATATGGAAAGAGTAGATGTTTTAGGATATGTTATGATATTTGTTGTCATAGTCCTTATTTGTCATATATATTTTAATAGTGATAAATTCCACTTAAAATGTATAATTTCAACAGTTGATGGTGAAAAATATTGTGTTCGAGAGAGAAAAAATATTCAAAAGGTTGCGGATTTATTAGCAAATGTAACTCAAAAAATGAAAAAATTGGTTAAACACGTTGGAGAAAAATATCCAACTCGAGAGAATGTGCGGCGTTTGGTAGAAGGATTTAGTGAAACTAAAATACAAGAAACATTACCTACAAGTCAATACACTGCATATTCAGAAAACAAAGGTGAAAAAATCGCTTTTTGTGTTACCGATAAAAAACATGGTTCGGATTTAATTGATGAAGATACATTAACATTTGTCGCTATACACGAAATATCACACATTATGAGCGAACAATATCAACATAAGGATGAATTTTGGTCTAATTTCAAATTTATGTTGGAAAACGCCAAAGAAACGGGAATATATAATCCAATTGATTATAAAAATAAGCCGAGAGAATATTGTGGTATGAAAATAACTGATAATCCATATTATGATTACTGAAATACAACAGAATTCCCTGAAACAAGCATTCGTTGATTTATCATATCCACATCATCCGCAATTTCTTGTTTCCATTTGGCATCTTTTTCTTGTTCTATTTTACGTTGGTTTAATTGTTTAGCAAAAAAAGGGTGAATTATAAATACATACAACAAGTATATTATTATCATTGATAACCCAAATTCAACAATAATTGATAGTAGTTCCGACTTCATATTTTTATTTTGAGAGAAAAGCGTCTCTCGAAAAGATTTAAAGAAATTGGTTGTTGCTGTTCCTATAATTGTTCCAATAACAATACCTAATACACCTTCTTGAACAACAAGTTCTTGTAGCTTCATTTTTATATTAAGTTTAGAATACTTATATAATTTACAATGGTTCAATTCATATAATAATTGATATAATATGAATTTAATGATTTAATGATTTAATGATTAAATAACTTTAACATAGTAATTTGTATTCAACTATACTATTTAGTTGGAATATGCGATACCACCCATGCCGCTCATTACGCGTAATACGTTGTAGTTAACAGCATATACACGGACCTTGGCGGTTTCAGTTCCACCTACAGTTTGGTTGGAGAGAACCAGTTGGAGGTTGGCGTTGTCGATGCGAGAGAAGTTGCATGTGCCGGATGGTTGGTGTTCTTCTGGGCGAAGAGCGAATGAGTATACGTTGATACCAGTGTCTGGGTTGCGAGTGTGGTGTTGGTATGGTTGGACAACATCGAAGTAGCTGCCTTCGCGTTCGCTGAAGCGGTCTTGTCCGTTAAGTTGCAGTTTGGCAACAACAACAGGGTTTTCACCCCAGCAGTGCATGTTGAGGGCAGTTTCGGCAAGAACGTATGCACCGGCGTCGCCTACACCGCTGTTAAGACCGGCAGCACCATCGAAACCGTTTCCTAACAGTTCGCTGACTTGTCCGGGCATATCAACGAATTCGTCATTGCTGACGAATGTATCTCCAGATACACCAGCTGGTGCGGAGAAGGCTTGGAGTGAGGGTGGGAGGGCATCCAGTGCGTCAGTGTAGTTGTGGGGTTGGGCACCAAGGGCCTTGTATAAGGCTTGACCACCTTTGGTGGCGTTGCAGTAATCTACGTGGGCATCTTTTTGGACTACCCAGACAAGTTCTTTGCAAGGGTGGTTGAAATTGAGTTTGATTTTGTTGCTGCTGCTTCCGACGGATTCATCACCTGTGAATTGCAGTTGTTCGATGAGGTATTCGTGTTGGTTTTGGGCCATGCGGCGGCGTTCATCAGTATCAAGGAAGATGTAGTCTACGTAGAGTGAGCAGGCTACGAGGGATTTGCTGTAGGCAGCGGTGGCTTTTACATCACTTGTTCCGCTGGAGAATACTTCTGATACGGCCCATAAGCATTCATCGAGAGGGCGAAGTTCTACGTTGATCTTGACTTCGTGGTATTGAAGGGCGATCAGTGGCAGAGCCAGACCTGGGTTGCGGCAGAACCAGAATTGGAGGGGGACATACAGAGTTGTTTCGGGCAGAGCTTTGCGTGGTTGGCATACTTGGTGGGGACCAGCATCGTTGCAGGGACTGTCGCCTTCCGCGTATGTGGGGTCAGTCAGGTATGTCAGTTGCATTGTTTGACCGATCATCTTGTTGTAGCCGGCTTGTTGTTCGGCGCTCATTGTCAGTTGGTTCCAGATGTGCATCCAGTCACCGTAT